ATATTAAAGGAGAGTAATGAAAACATTAATTAGAAGTGTTAACAATACAAACGTGGGTGGTGAACCACTACCAGCAGTCTTTAAAGTATTTGAAAACGCAGGAATTATTTTACGCAGAGCAGAGGTAACAGTAATTGCAGGCACCCCAGGTGCAGGTAAATCATCAATCGCACTAGCGATTGCAGCCAAAACTAAATTGCCTACTCTTTACTTTAGTGCAGATACCAATGCACATACAATGGCAATGAGATTGATTGCTATGACTGGCAACATCAGTCAGCAGCAGGCTGAACAGTTAATCAAGCGTCAGCCAGAGAAAGCAAAAGAAGTATTAGCCAATGGTAATCATTTGTTTTGGTGCTTTGAATCCAGCCCAACACTAAAAGATTTAGATGAAGAAGTATCAGCATTTGAAACCATTTGGGGCAAGAGTCCAGCACTTATAGTTGTAGATAACTTAATGGACATAGCAATGGATGGGCATGATGAGTTTGGTGGTATGCGTGCAGCAATGAAAGAACTCAAGTATCTAGCCAGAGATACAAACGCAGCACTACTTGTATTGCACCACACTAAAGAAGGATATGAAGGTAGTCCGTGTCAGCCAAGGTCGTCTATCCAGGGATTAGTTAATCAGATACCAGCAATGGTATTAACTATTGGTCAGATGAAACAGGCAGATATGAATTACTTATGCGTAGCCGCAGTTAAGAATCGTTATGGCAAGGCAGACCAGACGGGTAACAACTACGTTACTCTTGCATTTAATCCAGAATCTATGTATCTAGATGATGTTATGATTCGGTATATGCCACAACAACAGGAGTTTGAATGAGTAATCCACGCAAAGCAAAGGGTTCTAGCGCAGAAAGAGATGTAGTTAATTGGCTAAAGAAATGGTTCCCTTATGTAGAACGTAGGATTGCAGGTGCACATCTAGACAAAGGAGATATAGCAGGAGTTAACGGTGTAGTTATAGAGGTAAAGAACCACAGAAAGTTAGACCTATCCGCATGGGTAAAAGAACTAGAAGTAGAAATTAAAAATGATAAAGCATGGACAGGTGTAGTCATACACAAACGAACAGGCAAAGGAGATGTAGGAGAATGGTATGCCACAATGCCAGCAAAAATATGGATAGAATTAATTAGGAAGATTAATGGACAAGCATGATATATCTGCCTACTTAACACACGTAGGCGCCACCCTGCCAGCAGTCGGGCATGGTTGGCGCAAAATGAAATGTCCATTTCACGGAGATAAGCACGCATCAGCAGCCATTAACTTTGATGATAATAGATTTAAATGTTTTGGTTGCGAAGCACAAGGTGATGTATACGATTTAATAATGTACAAAGAAGGAGGTAATTATATTGAGGCTATCAAATTCGCAGAGAGCATATCTCTTGCAGGCAACAGACCAGTACGCAAAACATCTACATCTAGCAGAAGAGTATCTTTCAACTCGGCATCTCTCGGTAGAAGAGGGCAGAAGTTTTAGTCTAGGTGTAGTAGCAGACCCACTACCAGGGCACGAGGCCTACAGAAATAGATTAGCAATTCCTTATATAACACCATCAGGTGTGGTTGATATTAGATTTAGAAGTATGAACAACCACGAAGACCCTAAGTATATGGGTGTACCTGGGGCTAAGACTACAATGTTTAATGCACAGGTAGTCTTAACAGCAGGTAGTTATGTATGTGTAACTGAGGGTGAGTTAGATACAGTAGTGCTATCAGTTAAAACAGGACATCCATCAGTTGGTATACCTGGAGTTAATAACTGGAGACCATACTATGCAAAGATACTAGATGATTTCGAAACAGTAATTGTATTAGCAGATGGTGACAATGCAGGCTTAGAGTTTGGCAAAAGACTAAGCAGAGAACTACACAACGTTAATCTATTACAAATGCCAGAAGGACATGATGTTAACAGCATCATTGTGCAAGAAGGAAGGGAGTGGATAGATGAGCGAATTCGAAAATGCCTGGGAAACTGACGAAGAGTTTTGGGATTTTGTTGAAGACAATAAAAAGTTAGTTGGCATAGCAATCTCAGATGGACAAGGGTTAGATATACTTAATGCCTTAAGAGATATATATGTATCAATAAAAGAACAACCAGATACTGCTATGCGTATGCTTACCCTATTGGCTACAGTTATATATGCAAGTAGCGTAGGAGAAGGCAGACAATTTACAGATGAAATACAAGTAGCATCAGCAATGGAACAGTTTGATACCAGCATTAAGGAGATGTTAGATGAAGAATCCAAGTGATGTTGATGTAATACTCAACGAACTACGTAGTATTATGATGAAGAAACAAGAAGATTACGGACCGTTGAATATAGCCCTTGCCCCTGGCGGTGCTATGAATGGACTGAGGGTTAGAATGTATGACAAACTGGCTAGACTAAATAACCTGGCTGATAAAGACGCCACGCCCAATTTTGAATCAATAGAAGATACTCTTATAGACCTGGCTAACTATGCAATAATAGGACTATTGGTACAAAGAGGACAGTGGGAAGGCGTTGAATAGTTAATGAGTGAGGCGTGGGTACAAGAGTATGATTTGTTAGTATCCACCCTTGCCATGGAGTATTCTAGAAAATACTCTATAGTTGAAACTGCAGATGTAAAACAAATTCTATGGATGTGGTTCATTACCCATCCAAATAAATATACAGAGTGGTCTAAGTTACCACCTAAAGATAAAGAAAAATTAATTGCAAAGTCATTGCGTAATGCTGCTCTTAAATATTGTGAGCAAGAAAAAGCCCGTAAGTTTGGCTACGATATGGTTGACCTTTACTACTACGACCCATCAGTTATCGAAGCATTTTTGCCATCTATCCTGGCGGATAGTTATGAGATACCTAGCAAAATACAAGACCTCAACTTTAAGTTTGGTAAATCAGGAGAAGTAACAGACGGAAACAATTGGTTAGTTCTTAGGTCAGATATAGAAAAAGCATTCAACAAGTTAGCAGAGGCTAAACAAAATATTTTAAGGCTAAAGTTTACAACAGACAACTATGAGTGGAATGATTTAGCCAAAGAATTAAACACATCAGCAGACGGTGCACGCATGAGAGTTACACGTGCAATTAATTCCTTGATTAGAATCTTAGGTGGATGGCGTACCTATACAGATACAGATAACTTAGACGTTAAAGAAGATGAAGAAGAAGATGACACAAGAGCCTAGAGAAATAAAAGATTTATTTAAAAAGGATTACAGCAGGGCAATGGACCTACGTGGTAATCCTATAGGTGATATCTGTGTCTGTGGTTCAGAACTATTTACGGCTATAGTTGCTTTTGAATATGGCGAAATATGTTTCTACTTTCTAGATGGAGAATGTGTAGACTGTGGTTCATTGGTCACCCTACCTACACCAATAGACGACCATGGGATGGATTGTGATTAATGCCTTACTATGACTTTGAATGCAAGGTATGTATGGTGGTATTAGAAACAAATGATTCTGCTCCACCAACTTGTGCCTCTTGCGGAAACTTCATGACTCGTATATGGTCCTCTACACCAGTACACTTTAAAGGAAGTGGCTTTTATTCAACAGGAGGATAATGTTATTTAGCGATACACCAGCATGTCTTGGTATTGACGTAGAACTATTCTTTACTGAAGAGAGAGGCAACTATCCTCACCTTGCTGATATTAAAAGAATATGTAATACTTGTCCAGTGCGAGTCGAATGCTTTGACTATGCAATAGATACCCTAGTCCATGGAATATGGGCAGGTACTACTAAAGAAGAGAGGGATAAGTACAGAAAAAAGCATGGCATTGTAGGTAAAACTGTTGTGCCAGCATCTGTATTTGATGATGCTTACTAAAATAAAAACAATATATTCTTTAACTCCACAAGAAGAAGCCACTGCAGTTGAGGTTGGATATCAAAGGCAAAAGCCCTATCTTGGTGACCCTACTCGTAATGTAAATTATTCAGAGGGAGACCTTTGGGAATTGTGGCAACATGCTGTCGCTGCTGGTAGTGAACTAGCATTTGCTAGGATGATTGGCAACACCACCTTTGTGCCTCATTTTAATAAATGGAAAAATGAATTAGATATTCCTGGACTTGGTGAAGTTCGTTATACATTTAATGACCAACCAAAATTAAGATATACAAATAGAGATAATGATTCTCTCGTGTATATATTAATGGCTGATGGTATGCGTCATAAAACTAGACGTACTGCACCTGACTGGCTAGGAGTTCCATATAAAGCAATTGGCTGGCTGTATGGTAGCCAATGTAAAGCAGATATGTTTAAGTATAATGAAAAATCTTGGTATGTTCCCGCAGCATATCTCTCATCAATGGATACATTACCTTTGGAGCATAATGTCAAAACTATCTGACTTTGATTTAGATTTATCAGTTGGTCATGAAGGCGAAGGATTAGTTAATGAACTACTAACTGGTGGTAAAACTGTTGAAGTTAAAACAGATTTAAAATGGAAAGATACTGGCAACCTATACATAGAAACAGTATGCTGGTCACATAATAACAATGAGTGGTATCCATCTGGTTTGTCATCAACTAAGGCTGAGTACTGGGCATTTGTATTAGAAGGAAGTGTATTGTTAGTATTAACTGATACACTTAGAAGGGCAGTTACTCTTTGGGGTCACCCAATTACCTGTAACATACCGCCCAATCCAAGCAAGGGTTATTTAATTAAACCAGAAAAAATTTTGCAAGTCATACAAGAGTTGTCTAAGTAGAGGGGAACTGCTTAGAAAACAAAAAAGACCCCCGCTCCTAGTATTTCTACTAAGGCGGGGGTTCTTTGTGTCTATAAAGGGCCTTTAAAGGCCAATTAAGGGTATATAACTACTACTTAGTACGCCCAAATTCTGGGGCAGATTTGTCCAAAGCCTTCATAATAGGCCCTACTAGGCCAGCAAGAAATGCTGCAGACAATACCTTTGGGTCACGTTGACCCGCTGTGTATAGGGCTACTGCTGACGCTGCTGCTGCACGTAGGTAGGACAGTGCAATTTGTTTTGCTTTTTCTTTATCAAACATTTGTTCTCCTTAAAGGAACTTAATTAATTCAGCCCAAGTTTTTGGACCTATGATTCCGTTAGAATCAATATTACCGTGATTGTCTTGGAACTTAATCACAGATGCTTTGGTCTTTGGACCATAGATTCCATCGGCTTCTAAAGCAAGGGCTTGTTGAACTATCTTAACACCATTGCTTTTATCTCCAGGTTTAATTGTTCCTGGAAATTCTGGAGCATTTGATACTGGCACTTTAGCATTAACTTCATTGCCTTTGTAGTTAGGTCTGCCAAAACCTACGATAGATACCATAACTTTATTTTTATTTTTGGTATAACCACGAGTTTTAACTGCTACCTCACCACCATTACGCTGGTCTCCTTTAGGATTACCAGCAGTATTACCTTCGATACAGACCACAGTTCCATCGTTATTGTTTTCAACTACAATACCAACGTGGGAAATACGGTCTACGTTATCTCCAGGAAAATCAAAGAATGCTATATCACCAGGTAGAGGTTTAGCATCCTTAGCATCGGTCCAAGTATTCATCTTCTTATAAGCATTTGCACCTGCAACTGTTGATACACAGTTAGGTACTTTAACCCCTGCTTGGTTGGCACACCACATAACGAATGAGCCACACCAAGGTAGGAAGTTTGCTTTAGTAAAAGCACCATACTTGGTTTCATTATCTTTAGGACCTTCAATGGTCCCTACTTCTTTCTTAGCAATCTCAATGATTGCGGCAACTGTTCCCTTTGTCATTAGTTGTAGTTAGGGTCAATCTTATTTGACTTATCAGTAGCCTGACGATTCTCTACCTCTACATCTGCTACTGTCTTAGCACCCTTGTCTACTGCGGAGAAGGCTGCATTAATTTCATCAAGAGATAGTTTGCCATCATCCATAAATGCACGGGCTAACTTCTCTACTACTGCTGCTACTGCGGTAAGACCAGCAACAGTTACTGCTGTAATAGTATCAACACCAGCGATAGCACCAGCACCAATTACAGACAGACCTGATGCTGCAAATACAGCAACGATACGCATTAATACATTTTTAAGTGAGGCCATTATTCATCATCCTTTGGGTTACGTAAGTTGAAAGTTATACCCCATACAACTAGGGATAAAACAATTGCATAACCAACTACAGTTTTGGCTGAACCTTCTAGCACTACCCAAGCAATAAACATGCCTAGTAATGTCCATAGTTGATTAAAGATATCTGAGAACCAACGCTTCATGGTTTCCTCCTATAAGCGGATACAGCACCAGCGGTTGCTGCTGCTTGGGTTGCAATATTTCCTGCAATAACTGCTGCGACAATAACCTTTTCAGATTCTTCTCGTACTTCTTCAGTCATGTCCGCCCCTACAGAACCAAGTGCATCTAACGCTGCAATTGGATTAGTAAATATTTCTTGTAGCATTGCTACTGGGTCTTGTAATAATTGAACTGCTATTGCTACTTCTGCTGTAACTACTACACCATTAGATAATTCAACTGGTGTTTCAGGTGCAAGAGTTTCTAATTCAACTTCATCTACCTGTATTACTTCTGGTTCTTCTTCAACAATAGGTGCTTCCTCTTCTACGAGAGGCACTTCTTCCTCAATTGGCGGTTGCTCTTCTTCCACAGGAATAGTTTCAGGTTCGGTAGGTAGTTCCTCAATAATTACTGGAGGTTCTTCTACTAGAACTGGTGGTTCTTCTGCTACTATTTCTTCAACCAAAGGAGGTTCAAATGGAATTATTATCGGGGGCTGTACTACTACAATATCTGGAACTGTTGGAGTTGTGGTATCAGGTACTGGTTCTACTACGGGGTCTGGCGTAGGCTCAGGTTCTGGTACAACAGGCTCAGGTTCTACAGGTTCAGGCTCTAAAATAGGAGCCTCTTCAACCTGAATAATATTTGCTTGTTCTAAAGGAACAACCGTTCCATCAGTTAAACGTGCACCTGTGCGCTCACCACCATACAAAGGACCATTAACTGCATAGGTATATGCAACGGTTCCACCTGTTTGGATTTGAGCAGTAATAACAATACTGGTTACTTCACCACTCATACTTCCATACGGACGGTATGCACCATCTACTTGGAATCCACCATCACTAACATTAATAATAAAATGAGTATCTGGCATACGGTCAGGCAATGCCCACCAGTCACGGGACTCAATTGATATAGATGGGGTTAATGGATAGTTCCAATACGTACCATCTGGGCTACCAAAGGTAATGACTGAGTTAGTTGTAGCGTATACATTCTGATATGTAACACCATCATAGACAACTGATACTGTCAGTGGTATTTGATAGGAAACATCATCTCCACCTTGAGTAACAACAGTGGTAACTGCTGGTGCAGAATCTTCTGCCCTTGCTGCAACTGGAAATAAAAATAAAGAATTAAAAACTATAAAACAAATTACTAAACTATTTCTTGCCTTTAGAAATAAGTGTGTAAATCTGGTCAACTCGGGTTTCCAATCGGGTAATGCGTCCCTCTAGGTTGTGTCCCCCATTGCCATCAGGTTTAAGTTCCGATAAGTAGTGTTTAACTAACCATCTAACCATTAAACCAAATGAACCAACTAAAGTGCTTA